TCTCAGAAGGCTACGCAGTAAATCACTATCTAACAGATACTGATGCATGGTTCGTCAAAACTGACGTACCTAATGGTCTGAAGCATTTTGTTCGTACCGCTGTATCAACAAGCATGGAAGGTGACTTTGAAACTGGAAATGTTAGATACAAGGCAAGAGAACGTTATAGCTTTGGTTGGAGCGACTGGAGAGGCATATTTGGCTCGCCAGGAGCGTAAAGAATTTGGGGAGGGGTTTACTCCTCCCCCTATTTTTATTTTTTAATCCGAGATAATTTGTTGTATCAACTGACTCGGCAGACGTACTCCAAGATGATGCAGCAGTTTTAGTTAGGAGAAGATAATGGCTAAATCAACTTTTTCAGGTCCAGTAAGATCTCTTGCTGGTTTATATAGTGCAGGATATAACTCCGTAGTGAGTTTAACTGCTAACACTACAATTACAGTAGCTTCACATGCAGGTAGAGCACTTTTATGTAATGATGCAGACGGAGTGTTTACACTTCCTAGCATTGTAGTTACAGAACCTGCAGATAAAACAGATCCAAACCAATTAGCTAACTTAGGTGCCCAATTCACTTTTATAGTAGTAACTGCTGCTACAGATATGGATATAGTAACTGATGGTACAGATAAGTTTGTAGGTGGTCTTTATACTGGTAAAGACGATGCAACGGGTAAGACTTTTATTTCTGGTGCATCCAACGATGTTATTACACAAAACGGTTCTACTAAAGGTGGGCTGGCAGGAAGTATTATAAGAATAACTGCGATAGCAAGTGCTAAATATGCTGTAGAAGGGTTAATACTAGGTTCAGGAACTATAGTAACACCATTTGCGGATAGTTAAAAATAGGAGGTAAACTATGGCTAATACAGTCACAGGTCCTACTAATCAATTAGATGGTGAGAAAACTTTAATTGTTTACTGCTCAGTTTATTCAGACGGTAGTGCAAGTAGTACCACGTTAGTTGATGTTTCTGCATTGAATACATCAACTTTAAATGGTGAGTCTTGTGCTCATGTAGCTTTAAATAAGATATGGTACAGTGTAGGTGGGGGAACGGATGCTCCAGCCTCCCTTGATTGGGATGCAGATACTGATGTAACTTTCTTAACATTAGCTTACGATAATTCATTTGACTTTAGTTCATTTGGAGGTTTAAAGAATACATCAGCTACAGGTTATACGGGGGATGTACTTTTAGTAATTCCCTCAACTGCTGATGCAGGTAATGAATATACTGTTTGGTGTGAATTTTTAAAGTATTACGAAGCACCAGGATCTTAAACAATGGCGACTTCAGGAACTCGCACATTTAGTTTAAATGTAGCGACAGCAATAGAAGAAGCATACGAACTTGCGGGTTTAGAAGCCCGCACGTCGTATGATGCAGTTACGGCAAGACGTTCGTTAAATATCATGTTTGCGGACTGGTCTAATCGTGGTGTGCAAATGTGGGAAGTTGCGAAAGTAACGACTACAGTAACCGAAGGAACTAGCGAATATAGTATCAATACTTACGATATTGATATTTTAGACGCGTATATTCAAAAAACTGAGAATGATATAGTTACTGATTATCCTATTACGCGGGTAGATAGAAATGAATTTATTGGAATTCCAACTAAAGGAACAAAGGCGCGTCCAACACAATATTGGTTAGAACGGCTTTTAACCCCAGTAATTCATTTATATCCAACACCCAACAATTCAACGGATAAACTCATTTACTATGCGTGGAGAAGAATTGAAGATGCTTCGGCCTCCACCAATGATTTTGATTTACCAAGTCGGTTTATTCCCCCCTTGGTTTCAGGATTGGCATATTATTTATGTCTTAAGAAGAATACACAGAAACTTCCTATTTTGCAACAACAATATGAGAAGGATTTAATTAATGCATTACGTTACGATGAAGATCGCTCTGTGGTACATTTAGTTCCCAGGAGGGAATATATCTAATGGCATATGCATCGGGTAAACATGCTTTAGCAGTTTGTGATACTTGCGGGTGGGCTTATGCCTATCGTGTCATGCGTATGAGTTGGAAGGGTAATAAAGTATGTCCTGAGTGTTATGAACCTAAGAATCCACAAATCGACCCAGTTACGGTAGGAGCAGATGCCGAAGCGTTGTGGCAACCTCGACCTGAAGTTCCTCTTCCTCAATCTCAATTAGGAAGAATTACAACAGTTGATCCGTCACAAGCAGTAATTGATGCCACGGGAACAAATATGATGACCTTTACCGATGACCCAATAGGGACTCCTTTTAGTGGGGAAGTTGCTACGGGTGCAGTAGGTGATTTAACAGTGAGTACAGACTAATGGCAGGATTTACTTATAGCGGCTTAAAGACAGCAATTCAGAATTATTTAGATAATGATGAAACTACTTTTACCAGTACCTTAGATACTTTTATACAGCAGACCGAAGAACGGATTCTTAAATCCGTACAATTACCTGTATTTCGAAAGAATTCAACGGGTTCAGGAACCTCGGGAAATACATACTTAGCGACTCCAACCGACTATTTGTCACCTTACAGCTTAGCGGTTTTGGATAGCGATAGTAATTACACTTATTTACTATTGAAGCATGTGTCGTGGATTCGGGATTATACCCCAGCAGTAGCCACAACTGGGGAACCCCTTTACTATGCTCAGTTTGATGATGATACATTTATCTTAGCCCCTACACCAAATAGTAACTTTACGTTTGAGTTACATTATTTTTATCGACCTGCTTCACTAACTGCTGCAGGAGATAGTGGGACAACCTGGCTTTCGACCAATGCGTCTAATGCCATGTTGTATGGTTGTTTAGTCGAAGGGGCAATTTTTATGAAAACGGCACCTGATGAAATTATGGTGTATGAACAAAAATTTAAAGAAGCTCTTGCAACACTGAAAGCACTAGGGGAATCAAAAGATGTACGGGATGAATCTCGATACGATAATGTAAGGATGGCACCACAATAATGTTAAAAGAACCTATACCCGAATTAGAAGGCAAGAATGTTGCGATTATTGCTATGGGTAATAGTCAACTAGACTATCATAAAATGATAACACACAGTAAAAAGTTTGACGAAGTTTGGGCTATTAATGCCATGATAGGTGTTTTAAAAAGAGTTGATAGAGCTTTTGTGATGGATCCAGTTAGTCGATTTTTTGACACGGAAGATGCTGGGAATATGACAGTCATGATGAAAGAAACACTTCCCACAGTGGATTATCCAATATATACGTGTGAATTAGATAAACGAGTTGCTGCTTTAGAAGAATATCCTATTAAAGAAGTGGTTACAGATTTAGACTGTGGTTATTTTAATAATACGATTGCCTATGCTATCGCTTTCGCATTGTGGAACAATGTCGGTGGGATTAGTATGTTTGGGGCTGATTTTACTTATAAAGGTAATTTATATTTTGCAGAACAAGGACGCGGTTGTTGTGAGTTTTGGTTAGCTAAATGTATAGAAGCAGGTATTATTGTTCAAGTAGCTTTGACGTCTGGTCTTTTAGATGCTGACGTACCAGTTCAAGAAAAATTATACGGGTACCATAGGTTGGAAGATCCGTATATTACTTATATGGTGGATGATGAATTAAAGATTTGTAAGTGGTCCGAAGTAGAAAAGCAACAAGCTATCCCTATGGGGCTTGTTGGAAGACACGATGGACAAGTACAAGAAGGAATTGTGGAGCCTAAGAAATACTAATGTTTGCGTTTGAAACAGAAACAAAAGTTGGTAATCTTGGTGTTACCACAACGAATAACAGAGGGCACACGATAGAGGAAGTAGCGGATATGGCTACTAAGAAAATAGTCTCTGTCAGTGATGAAGCTCCTGCACCCATTAGGGAACAAGCACATGCTTTTGAAAAAGTATGCAAGAAGGTGATTGCGTATTATATGCAACAAGCGGTGAATAACCACATTTGCACAATATGTAATCAATTAGAGAAACAAGGTCAAAAAGACCTAGCTAATATTATTAGGAGACTATAATGGCAATAACTCAAGCGATG